AATCAGCATGACACAAATCAGCACTCCGTAAATCAGCATGACACAAATCAGCATAACGCAAATCAGCATTCCGCAAATTAGCATCCCGCAAATCAGCATTCCGCAAATTAGCCTTTTGTCCTCCAGCCTTATCATTCAACCATTTTTTGTGCTTTAAAAGCACTTGCTCTAACTCTTCTTCTTTCATATTTATACCTCCAAATTTAACCTAATTCTTATAAAAATCTGCTATTTTTTGGAAAGAGAGTATATCACGATTTTTCAATTTAGGCATACCTAAAAATTTTCAAAACTCAAAAATTTATCGGTTATCCGAGCAGTTAAATTTATATAGCACCTGTCTGTGTTCTCGAAGAACAGACCGAAAAGCATTTAAAAGATAAGCAAAAAGCACCAATTTGCCCTCTTTTTCTGCCTTTTTTGCCTACTTTTTGTGCATTTTTAGCTATTTTTACGCCACAAGGTTTAAATAGGGTGACTTTTGCACGTTATACTCTCCAAGTTGATTTCTCCTTATAATCTTAACCATGTTAGACCTCTACCTGACAATGCGGGGAAGAGAAAAAATAAAATATAAATTTCTGTAGTATAGTGCTAGGGAAGTGGCTTGTAGGGTTGTGTCATGGTAAAGATTAGCATAACCGATTATAGCCATCTTTGCTTAAGTGCATAACCACCATTCGGGTCTATTGGTGCGGGGTCTCCGTTTCGATGCAACTCGTTTTTTCTATATTTAAAACCATATGGAAATACTTTACTGCTGAAATTGTAAACTACAGCAAAACCCATGTCCATTCCGCAACCTGAGACCCTTAATCCAGTTTTTCTTTTATCTGTTTTGTATATGGTTAATTTATCAATTAATTCGTTAATCCAAACAGGCTTATTATTTCGCATTACACATACACTTATTCTTCTAAACATGCCTGATTGAGAAACGTGCTCTAATTGAGTATAGATTGTTGGTCTAGTTTTACGAATCCATCGAATAAGTTCAGCTTCCCAATTATCTAATTTTTCAAATAATTGCTTTTCTTTTTTTCTCATATTTTTACCTCCAAATATAATCTAAACATTTTGCAGTTTTAACAAAATCTGCATATGGTAGAAAAGTTTGCAAAATATCATCTCCATAACCTAAAAAGTTTTTTAAACTTTAACCAAACTTTGTTTTGTGATTTAAGTATTTTGTTTACCTCTGTGATTAAATCTGGCATTACGTTTGTAGGAATGATAGGCACAATTTCATAGTCATGGTAACCTATCACACTGACATCGTAATCAGACCATTCATGGATTAAATCCATTATTTCTTCTACTTGTGTTTTATTTACTTTCATATGCATTCCTTCTGCTCAATTTCTAAGTGTTCATTTTGTCGGAGCACTCTTAATTTTGTCCATTTTGTCGGTGCGTTTCTTACTTTGTCGGCTTAGATACCTGGCTCTTTGTCCGATTGTGTGAAACTTTGCTACTTGTTTTACCTGCTCAGCAGCCTCTATACTATCTAATAGTCCAACTATTATCATTTTTATTTACCTCCTTAAATATAAAAAATCATTCATTTTGTCGGTGCGTCTTTAAAAATTAAAGTGCTCATTTTGTCGGAGAGTCCGAAAAAACGCTCCAGCTCTCCATAGGCTCTCCTTTAGCACCTTGGAGCGTGCAAGCTTTTTTATTTCTACATATCCATATAATTTTTTCCATAATTTCACCTTTATAAAACTAATAAAAATTAATGATAAAAATAATAAATCTAAAAAATAAAAGAAGGAATGGAGGCGGTTTTAATCTATTCTACCGTCAGCACTCCAGGAGTTTTTTTGAATATTTTTTACTACTTTATGCCAGGTATTTTTAAGGCTTATCATGCGGTGTTCTCGGTGTCTTAAAGAACGTCTAATATACAGCCCATCAGACATTTTAATTAAATCCTTGGCTATATGTGCATTACCTACCCCTTTGGATAGGTCAACATCATGTTTTATTTTACGTGGTGTTATTGCATCCATGCGTTTTAGTTGTGCTGTTGTGAGTTTTGAAGGTATTAAAAAATATTCACCTTGACGTTTAATAATGCCCTGTAAATAATCTTTATACTCCTCATCTGTTAGATTCCCCGCTAACTGTCTAAATGCCTCTTCGACTGTCTGAGCTGGCTTTTTAAGCAAAATAAGATAATAAGCATAGTTTTTACTTGAGTTATCAATCCCACTTAAAAAATACTTAGATTTGTATTTAAAAAGTGATGCTCCTAAATGATGTATAGTAGCCATATATTTATTACCCTCACTATTTACTCTTTCGACAGTGTCATATGTGTCCTCTTTGCGGTCTAAAATCTCAATGTCTTTTATCTGCATGTCATTTAAAGGCTGTAATAAAGCACTAAGGGGTATTATTATGTTATTGCTTGGCATATTGTATCTAACTATCCTTTGATGTTCAGAAGTGCTCTTACTGTAAGAATCACCGTTAATTAAATAACCGTTTTTTATTTTTTGGGCTAAAATAAAATACGTTCCATAGCTATATAAAGTGTCGCCTTCAAAAAAGACATTATTGCCTTTATTATAGTGTTGCCTATCTCCAGCATTAAAATAGTTATATATTACTTCTTGGTGCGATACCATATTTCTCACTCCATAGATATTTTTACGTCAACACACACTTTAAAGGTGCATGCTGACTTTATAAAAATAAATAGAGTTTTATTTTTTTCTTTTTTTCTTATTAACCATATTTAATTTATTACTATTTTGCATGCCAATAATAGTGGATGCAAACAATAATAAATTGTATAATATAAAAGAGAGTCCAATTAAAAAAGCAATACTATATTTTTTAATTTTTTTCTTCGTTTTTTTATCCATTATTGACCTCTAAAAACATCTTAGAAAAATTTTGTTCATCTTTAAAACTCTCATTATATGCATATTTTATGCATGCATTGATTGCTTCTATTCCCATTGATGCAAACATATTTTATTTACCTCCATAAAGTTTATATAAGCACATACACATTACATGTGTAATGCAAACAAAAAAAGAAATGAGTTTAAGCATGCAGCTTTTTTATTTCGGCAGGCATGCAGTTTATAACCATGAAATCTAAAAAAATTAAGGGGTAATTGCCCCTATTTTATTTTTTATAAGATACCAAAATAAATAAAGAGTCCTATAGGATAAATTACCCCATAAGCTAGACTAAATAATAACCCGATTTTATCGCCAGCACTCATTTAATAGACCCCCTTAACATCAAAAGTATGTATAGTATCATCAGAATTATATATTTCATCAAAAGCTTTATTTTTATAATACTGTTTATTTTTCCCTTTAATTTTATCATATCTAAATTTTACAGTTACTATGACTTCATTCTTCATTTAATAGACCTCCTTATTTTTTAAAGCTCGATTACCATAATAAAATATTAGCATTCCACTGCTTAATTTATATCCTTCTTTTTTCATAATTTTACCTCCATATTTAAATTTCCGCTCAAATGCGAAAAACACATTTAGAGCTGTAGAAAAAAATACGAAAGGTGTTTTATTTTATATGGTATCTAAGACTTTTAGTTAATCTAAATCTTACAGCCTTGGCATTAAAGATTGAATCGAGTTTAAGGCACGTATGCCCCCCTAAAGAGGCAAGCACGAATAAAGTTAACACTTGATGCGTTTTTTGCGTATGATACTAAAACAATAAAGCATCACGGGCTGCCAAGGCAACCACCCCTAAAGAGAGTCGGATAGGCTTTATTATTAATTATATATCTGTTGCTCATGCTATTTAAAATCTTGGTGTTAAAATATATTAATTGCTATTTTAACAAAACGATAAAATAAGCATAATGACATAGTTACACATTGACATTATTCCAACAATTTTTTATATCTGTTGTTTATACTGTTATGCATGGATAAAGCACAAAGAAAAATATTTGATGTTCTCTTTGAAATTCGTTATCTTATAAACGAGCTTAAATGGATGCAGAAGGAAAAAAGAGAGCGTAAAATAAAAACTCGATGGCAGAAGGATAAATTAAAATTTAATGCTAAGCATGCAAGAAAAATCTTCTATCTAAAATAAATCTCTTTTTATTTTTTTCTTTTAATTCATAGTTAAAGATATAAGCACCAAGATTAATTATAGCACATTATTATATAAATCATAATATGTTATTTATTATTATTCGATTCGCTTATAAAAAATTTTAAAGCCATTCTGGCTTTTAGTCTATAACACGCAATACATTACATTAACCTTGATGCGTTTATTTTTATTTAGCATGCAATAAACAATCTTATTTATATTTTATTAAACAAAGCTTATATATACCTTGATGCTGAATAAATATTATTTAGAGATAATTATTTAGAGGGCAATATTTAATTATTAATACGTATTACATATTAATATATTAATAGCAATATACAATGCATAATATTTAATACTAATATAGTAATACGTAATATAAAATAAGGAATATAAAACTAATTAATATTTATTCTAAAATACTTATTATATTATACTAATTAATGAATAGAAATAATAGTAATTCTATTCCCTCTTGTATATAATTATAAAATTATAAAAGCAATATTATATGTTTATTAATATAAAAATAAAAATTGAACAAATTATAGTTCTATATTTATACTTATATATTAAAAAGCAAATAAAAATATCGCTCAACTTTTATCTATTGATTAATATATAATTAATAATATAAATTGATTTTTATAAAGTTTTAAATATTCCCCGCAAAAAATAAAAATGCTGGGCACTATTGATTAACTTTTAACTGTATAATTTTTGAATGCTGTATAATTTTTAAAATAAATATTTATCAATGATATGCGATACAATTATAGCCCCACATATCCCAACAATGAATACTATTATTACAGTTTCTACATTCATTTTTATCCCCTCTAAATTTACTCCTTTATATTTTTTGTTTATTGATTTCTTTTTGAGTAGTTCCATAATATTCTGTTAATGCACAGCAACCATTATTTTGATTTGCAGGACATTCTTTACAGCATACCCATTCTCCACCAGGAGGATTTATCTCATATAATTTTCTACCACAAACAGGGCATCTCATATTTTAACCTCTTTTAGACGCAGTTACCAAAAGAAGCTTTAAAACATGCTGCATAATTGTGTTTAAATTTGCAATTATTGTAATGTGGACAATCAGTATGCTCACAAATATCTTCTTTTGGATTATGTTCTGGCATGCTCATTATTTAATCCTCCGTAATTTCTCAGTATGCTCTCTAAATTGCTCCAATGCTTGAATTACTTCCTTGATGCCTTTGACTATAATCTTTATCATCTTTTAGTCACCTTGCAATAACAAGCGTTTGTAGTTCCATTAACCAAAGCATAGATAATTTCATAAATATCAGCACAATCTCCACAAACAGTCAGTCCATGAATTGTATGATGCCCTGAATCATTAGCTATTTGTTTTTTACACACAACACACTTATTTGTTATCATGCTTACCACACTACGAAAATTATAATCCATAATACTATTATGCTAATAAATATTGCTCTTTCCCAACGATTACAAAATTCACAAAACTTGCAACGTGTGTTTCCGAATCTTTTAGCCAGAATGGCTTTAAATTTTTTGAAATCGTAATCTCCACATACTATCCAAAAATCAATGCTATTTATTCTCATCATCTCACCTTTACTAATTTAGTCATTCTGTATTTTATTCTTTCTTTTAATGCACCTAGCACTATACATTTACCTGATACTGATATGCATTTACCTAACCAACAAAAAGATTGGTCACTGTTTGTTTTATAAAAAGGACAGTATTTGCATCTCATTTAATCAAACTCCCTTCCTACTTTATACAGCGTGCCTTTTTTACACTTGGGGCATTTACTACCTGTCTTATTGCAGATACAGGTTTTAAGCTTCTTATTGCACTTATCACATCTATAGATAAAAATCATTTCTTTGCTCTCCAGTAAGGACAATCGCCCTGTTTATTCCTCTTGCTGCACAACACATGCACTATTCTTGTTCTACGCTTAACATAATCAACTTTAGTCACAGGCTTAGTTCCGCATTTATGGTCTCCACGTTTAGAATACTGCATATATTTGCATGTGATACAAAAATTGTTTACTTTAAGCCCTGCTTCTTTATTAAGCATACTTATTCTTCCAAATTAGCATATTTTTTATAGGCTTTAGTATAATTTTTGTTTTCATTGTATTTATAGTGCACTCTTTCGCATTCTTCATAAGAAGGAATAAAAAAATCAGTTTCTCTGTCATTTAAGTAATCTAATAGTTGATGTGCTAAATAACGACCTATACTTGGATAATAACTGCTATGATATATTTCATCATTAAGTCCTAAATAGTCTTTAAGTGCATTAATTATTTTTTGTTTTCGGTATTTTGCTTCATCACGTTTCCATTTTTTACATTGCCCATTCTTGTTCAATTGCTCACACAGTTTATATTCAGTTTCTTTTTCTCCATCAACACAGTTAATTATTTCTTTAGCTGATGCATAACAACGTGGATATTTTCCTTCTTGCTCGTATATATGTTTACATTCAATACATAAATGTTCACAATTACATTTATCTTCCGCTTTTTCCTCTTTTTTTGATTTATTTACCATAATACGCACCAATTTCCTCATATATTGATTTTAAAGCCATTCTGGCTGTAAAACTTTTTCTATAAGTATTTTATCTATTACTTTATATTTCTTTATTATACAATGGACTATAGTAATTAATGTATATAGATTCAATTATTGACATTTCTGCTCTTTTACAAGATGTTTTAAAAATAGAATAATGTGTGAACGGTATTTTTTTAGTCCTCTGATGTTGTTTAATTCTTTTATATACATGACGACTTTGACCAACATATACTAATTTGTTTTTATGGAATAACCCATATATACCACATATTTTTTCATCATTGTATAGCTTAATTAATATAGTCTGCCAATTATGTTTTATAGTTTTATTTAAATCTGGTAAATCGTAAGTAAATTTCATATGTTCACCCTAGCACAGATGCCTTTCGCAGTTCTGGCAATCCCCTGTGCATCGTTTTTTCTTTTTCTTTAAGAATCCTGAAATTGTTTTCAATGGAGGCTCTTTAGGTAATTTAGGCTTTTTATCCATATCTTCATCTATTGGCTCACCTAAACTATTCTGTGTTCCAGATTCATATCTATCTTCAATAGTGGTTATTACTGGAGTTCCATAAACAGGCTTTTGTTCTTCGTATTCCTGTTTAACGTGTAATTTTTCTCCAGTAATTTTAAAATTTTTATTCACGATTTGTTTTACATTATTTGTAATATCTTGTTTAATTCTATCTATACAAGTATTATAGCCATCAGGATAAGTAACTACCGTAGTCATTGCACACTTGGGGCAATAAATATAATGCCCTGTGCCATCTCCAAGGGAATTAATCCAGCGATAGCCATTACCACAATGAGAGCAAGGACGATTCTTTCCTAATTGCTCACCTAAGAGTCTACGAAATATTAATTGATACTCTACTGCACGTTTACGCCTGATAATTTTTTTATTGTCCTCTTGCCCTTTGCTTTCAGGATGCTTATTAAGCACGTCTCTACAATCAGTGAAATAGAAGAAATCTAAATTCTCAAGGTCATATCGCTCAACTGTTCCTTTTGCACCTTCAGCTTTATTTGTGAAATGGGCTACAAAATTATTTAGCCAATTTTTCACTTTTCTATAATCTTTTGGACTCAATCCTAAATCTTTTAATTCTATCATTTCGCTTCCTCTATTTTTTCTCCACAAAAAGGACAATATTTTATTTTTCTATAAAAACTGTGATTAGCTTCGCTCTGTGCTCCAATACATAACTTTCCTTCACCATCTAAGGTAATCACTGAAAAATTGTAATATAAATCTTTAAAATCTTTGCAACACACTTCCAAATAAAAAAATTCTTCTTTCTTAATTTTCACTTCTTTTATTATTTTCATTAAAACACCTTTTCAGATAAATAGCGATACCCATTATCAGGCAATATAACAACTATAAAGCTTCCTGACTTTACAGTCTTAGCAAGTTTAACAGCCTCAGCCATTGCAGCACCGCTTGATATACCACAAAATAGCCCTTCTTCTCTAGCCAGTCTTTTAGTCATAGCAAAAGCTTCTGCATCATTAGCATAGCTATAACCATGAATTAATCTTGGAGCATAAATTTTAGGCATACGAGAGAATTGAAGATTTTTAAGCCCTTGAATCTTGCTATCTTTTTTTGGAAAGACAGCATGCACATAAGTTCGTATTTCTTCTGGATATGGTGAACTTTTTATACGTAAGTAATAATCTCTAAATTTTTTAGAGCATCCTACTATAGTTCCAGTAGTTCCACATGCAGCTACAAAATGAGTTGGATTAGGAGAATAATAACCTGTCCAATACAACTGTTTCATTAATTGTTCACATATTTCTGGAGCAGTATTATGGAAATGTGTTCTCCAATTCATAGGATTATCAAATTGATTTAAATTGTAAAGTAAATGTCCTTTGCCCCTTTCTCTATAAGTTTCAAGCATTTCTTCAACATATGCAATAGCTCTGTCCATGTTACCTTTAATTTTAATTAAATTAGCTCCATAAGCTCTGCATATCTGTGCTCGTTCTTTTGATACACTATTAGGCATTACTAGCGTGCATCTACGCCCCAAGGCTGCACAAACCATAGCGATTCCGATTGCTGTATTGCCTGATGTAGCTTCAATGATTTCCATATCTGGCTTTAATTGTTTTTTCTTTATTGCATCAAGAATCATTGCTTTAGCTATACGGTCTTTAATGCTGCCTCCTGGATTCATACCTTCGACTTTAGCAAAGATACGCACATCTTCAGATTTCCAAATTTTCTTTATTTCTACTAAAGGCGTATTGCCTATATTATTTAGTATGCTCATTAATTAACCTTTTTTGCCAATTTAAAACTCTAAGTAAAAAGTTATTACACTTGGGGCAAACAAGAGTGTGTTCTACCCAAAGCATTTTACCCTTACAAATAGGGCATTTCTGCATTATTCCTTAGCCTCTAAAAGTTTAGTTATTTTTTTATTAATTTGAATATTCTGTATTTCAATAGGTAATGCAGTATTTAATATTAAGTCTATGCCTATTTTTTCTTCTTTAGTTGTAAAAATCATAAGTTGCTCAGTTTCATTAAGAACTTCTAAATAATAAAATATTGCCTCTTTTTTTTCTTTACTCATGCTATTACTCCTTTTTTCCTTAATTCATCAAAACATGCTTTACAAAGAATTGTTCCATCTTTATCATTTTTAGCATATTTTTCAAAAACTTCTATCCTCTTTTTACATTCAGCACAAATAGGAGCTTGATTAGTCCTCTGATTCTTCTGGCTGCTCATCTTTACCACTGTCCATATCTATAGGCTCGGCTAAATCACCATTCGCTAATGCAAACTCTTCAGTTTTCTTTTGCAGTTCTTCTTCATTCTTTGCAGCTAACTCAGCAGCGTCTTTTTTAACTTTCTTGCGTTCTAATCGAGTATCGTAACACTCATAACAAAGAATTTTTTTACGGTATCTTTTGAATTTATTATACTCAATTTTTTTTCCACAATTATTACATTTCCCCATTTAATTCACCTTTTTATGCTTTTCCTTATACTCTTTAAAATTTTTTTGTATTTCATTTAAAGCAGATGCTAAATATCTATCTGTCTCTAAAAAATACAGAGTTAAAATTGCTTGACATGCTAATTTACCTTCTCTAAATGTAAACAAATTTTGCTCATTCTCTTCCTCATTTTCAGTTACTTCTACTTTATATAAATACATTAATTCACCTTTTTTAATCCATAACGGACATAAATTTTTTTATTATTCTGCGTTATACATTCCGCAGATGGAAGCTCAAAGTATCTAAATGCTTTTCCGAGAGATACTTCACTATCCTCTGGAATATTGTTTTTCTTACACCATATTAAATAATCTTTTCTTATATCTTCTACTTTAACATAATTATTATAATCCTTACTTCTAGTATAAAAATTACTTACAAAGTATTTTGCATTTCCTTGATACATTTTATAAATTTCTTCTCTATTAGATGGATAAGTAAAACCATTATTTTTAAGTAATCTATGTAATCCTTCTATTGCCCAAGATAAGAGGCTTTCCATATTCTTTTTAGTTGTAAGCTTCTCTATTAAATTTGTATCTTCTTCTTTAGAGTATCTAAATTTACGTATAAATGGTATTACAATCTGTCTATCATACCATCCATAAGATGTATCATAAGCATTCGGTATAGCATTACAAGCTGTTACAATTTTAGCCACATTCAAAAAAGTAAAGCCATCTAAACCTTTAAATTCAGCAGTAATTCTATCTCCGCTACTCAAACTTTTAAGTAAATCACTCTCTTGTAGCGTTTTACTTGAAAGTTCACCACAAGAATTTAACAGCTTACCATAAAGTTGTGCAGTAGAAAATCTACGAGACACTAAAGAGTTAAGAGATTCACTAGCTACGTTATCCTCGCCAAGCAATGCTTCTAATAATGCAGTAAATACTTTTTTACCATTGCCTCCAGTTCCATAAAGATAAAAAATTCCTGCAAATGGATAACCTGAATAAAGACAATAACCAAATAATTCTTGAACTAAATTAATTATTTCTTTATTGTTATCAAAAGTGGATAAAAAATAATTCCTTAATTCTGGAGTTAATTTCTTATTTTTTTTAGAATAATTCCAAGGAATTTTATACAAAAAATTATGTTCTGGAGAATGTTCCAAGGGTTTATTAGGTCGTTCTAAATCGTAGGTTACATTACCACAGTTAATTAATTTTTTTGGTGCACTAAAATTTTTTCTTGATTTAACATTAAATGTCATTATATAGTTTATAATCTCATTTTCATATCCAGAAGTCCATAATTGATTTTGCAACTTAAATTGTTTTTTTATAAAAGCTCTAATAATGTTCTGCCCATCAATTCTATAATAGCCATCTCTGTAAACATAAATATGAGTGCCTTTACCTGCCATACTTTCAATTGCAACTGTTGGATTACGAGCTATAAACCACTCAACTACTCGTTCTATATTTTTGCCAATAATACGCCCCTTGTTGTTGCAAACAAACAAATCAGGACATTTATCTGTGCTCTGTATTTTTTGCTTTGAAGGTTTATAGTCATCGCTTTTAAAACCATATTTTTTAATTCCTAGTTTTTTAGCCTCTTTAAAAATTTCTCTAAATTTTTGCTTAGATGGGCATGCATCAGTGCATTTAACTAATCCTTCTAACATTGCTATTAAATTAATTGCATCTCCGCCACATTCACATCTAAAACAATACCAAGTATTCTTATCCAAGTCTATTTCAAAATTCTGTCCTCCAGTGCTACCGTGTGTAGGATGCGAGCCTTGAAATTTAACATCATCTTTAGTTTTTAAATCTGGACAATATTTTAATAATTTTGAAATGTTCCAATTAAGACCAGTTATAGAATTATCTACAAATTTAGATTTATCTTTATCCTCTGCAATATAACCTTTTAATACGTCTAAAAGTTGTTTTTTAGTCACAGTTGTAATTGGACTATCATTAATAATTGCATAATTAGTTCCAGATGGATGCACACTGCCAGCACCAAGGCATTGATTCCCTTTTGACTGTATTTCTCCATAGTGTTGTTCATCTGTAGTAATTCGGATTCTTTTATTAATATCTTTTACAAAGTAATAAAGATGCCATCCTCCACTTCCTGTTTGCACTGTAAAAGTTTCAGGGAATTTATGCTGCATCACTAAATTAGCTACGGACTTATCATCAATATTTTCAATATCAACTATGGCTAAGTTACCAAAACCACAAACTACTCCATAACTTTTAGCAGATTTTAAATATTGCATAAATTCTTTTTCGTTATAACGATAATTGTTATCTAATGCCCAATCCTTTTCAGTTGGTTTTTTAGTTTTAGGATTGATTTTAATAAAACGAAATTTTTTATCTTGAAGTTGTTTAGGAATATTAAGCATAATTTTTCCTTAATCCTATTCTAATCAGTTCTCTTTTAATAGCTCTATGCTCTGCTTCAAAATTAATTTTACCGTTTTTCTTTATAGGGTCTGCTCCAAATGTGCCATTTGTTTTTTGCCTCTTTTTCTGAGCTGACTTCCTAGCTTTATCAAGATTTACAATATAGGCACAATCGGAACAAAATTTTTGTGCATTACTGTTAGGTTTAAAGTTACATCTGCATCTTTTACATTGTTTAGTCATGTTATCCCTAAATAGATTTAGTCTGTCCTCTATCATATGCTTTAAGTTTATGATATAGTTTTCTGAGTATGATAACATCTCGTCTATTGTGGTCAATAATATATTGCATTGCCTTTTTCTGCTTTTCCCCGTCACACATTACAGCTACTATCCACTTGTCGCCATGCACATGATTTTTACCTTTAATCCCAAAATGTGCACAAGCTGTTTCTAAAGAATTTCGATTTAACTTTAAAAGTCTTTTAACCATGTAATAAACATCTTTATGTTCTATAGTTTTAAAAACAGGAAATTCTAATTTCCATTTTAGACAGCGTGCTCTAATATAAGGAATATCAAAACCTGTTGACCAATACCCCATAAGCACATCAAATTTAAGCATATCTTTAATCAATTGTTTACAAAAATGCTTATCAAAATCTCCGTTTCTTATATCTTGTATATTTATTTTATCTTCAATAATTTCTCCAGTATCATCATTAAGAATACAATAAGTAATAATAAATCCATAATTAGCATCAAGATTGCTAGTTTCAATATCTATAAATCCAATAACAGGTTTTCTGCCTTGCTCTTTCCACCAACACCCAGGATGCTCTGCATAAGTATGACGATGTTTACATCTGCCACTCATATATTTAACTAAATCTTTTTTTAACATTAAATGTGGATTAGGTTGTGCTATAATATCTCCCCCTATGCATAAAAAGACGATGGATTTTTTTCTTTTGAATCCGAAGAAGGCTTTTTAGATTTTAAAGAATCTAATTGCTGAATAAGATTCATCTCCATTTGAGAATGTTGTGCTTCGCTTTGTTTTATACCATTTATAATAATAAAAAAATTTTTCATATCTTCTTTATATATCTTTCTTGTTATAGGTAAATATTCTTTTAACTTTTTAATAAGATTGCTCAGTTTCTTCATCTTTTATTTCTCCTTCAAGTTTCCTGAATTTTTCCATGTCTATTTTTTTAGGCTCACCTATATAAACATTTATTTCAGGCTTATCCTCTTTCGATAATTGTGCTTGTGCCTTTTTAAACTTAATAAGAATTTCAGATTTAGTTTTACTTAGCTTAGAAACAGTATTCATGGCTTTAAGCTGTAATTCCGCATCTCCAGATTTTTGAGAAATACTGTGAGCGATGTTAATCTCATCATCAATCATTTTTAAAATGCCTGCTTTTTGATTATTGTATTCTTCTGTAGTCAATGCTTCAAGGTCATTCTTTAAATCTGCATTAATAGTGTTATGATTAGCCACTATACCATAATCTTCTTTTAAAATACGTTGCATTTCTCGACTAGACGGAATTTTATTGAGTTTTTTAATAATCTCTGCTTCCGCTTTCCATCTCTTTTCTTGTGCAACTGTCATCAACCTTACTTATGCGTGCTCATCATATATAAAGCTACCTTTTTATCCCCAAAAACCACTGCAAACCGTTAAGTTTATATACATTGATTTTATTTAAAACCTTATATTAATGCATTTATATAAAATTTGTTTGATGGTAAACTAGGAGCGAAAGCATTTCGGGAATGGGAGGGCACATTAATATAATAGATAACATAGAAAGAAGATTTTTGCCACAACAGCTAGAAATATTTGAAGCTACGAAAAAATTTAGATACATTCTTTATTCTGGAGCTGTCCGAGCAGGAAAAACTCTTCTTGCTGCTCATGTGGCAATTATAACTTGTATTAAAAATCCTGGCTGTCAAGGATTCATTGGCTCATTAACTACACCGCAATTAACAGATGTTGTTTTTAAAGTATTTCAGCAAGAATTAAAATATTATCAAGATGTGCTGGATAAAAATAATATTCCAATTCAATTAGCTCGAATGAAATTTAGTAAAGGAGATATGAAAGCTATTTTTTGGAATGGGTCAGAAGTAATGTTTAAATCCTGTGATAAAGAGGAAAAAATTAGAGGTTATACTTTGGATTTTGCAATATTAGATGAGCCAATTGAAATTGATGAAACAATCTATAAACAATTGATTCAAAGAATTTCAGGAGGACATCTTGAAAATACATTCTTATTACTTACTACGAATCCTGGAAGTCAATCCCATTGGATTTATCAAAATTTCTTTGTTAATGCGACAGAAGAACATTATACTGTAGAAACAACTACATATGATAATGTGCTTCTACCACAATATGTTAAATTTATTAAAAGCACAGAACAAAATTTAGATGAGGATTGGATTCTTCGTTTTCTTAATGGTAAATGGGGAGCATACGCAGGACAGATTTACAAAAACTTTAATCCAGAAAAACATGTAGGAAATTATAAAAATTTCAAAGCTTATAAATATACTGTCTGTGGCGTTGATTGGGGGCACAGGCACGCTACTTGTATATTAGCTATAGCAATTACTGAGGATAAAGATATAATAGTATTAAAAGAACATTTTGAAAAAGGTATGACAACGCCCCAAGTGGCTGAAAAAATTAAAGATTTTCATAATGACTTCCACTTTAAAAAAGTTTACATTGATGCTTCAAAACCTGATTTAATAGTGCAAGCTTCTGATTTAGGAGTGCCTGCCATTAAATCTGAAAGAGATGTAGATGGTAGAATCGGGAAAATCAAAGGACTATTAAAAAACAATAAATTGCACATTGATGCGTTATGCAGAAATCTTATAGCTCAAATGCAAGCATACCGTTATAAAAAAAATACTGAGAAACCTGTAGAAGAAGATGATGATGCTCCTGATGCACTTGGCTATGGACTTACTGGATTCAGGAGCTTTAAAAAACATTCATTAGTAGGTTATGCAAAGCGTAATCTTTGGGATTTTTAAGGTGAAAATATGGCTACTTTAGGAGACCGTTTAAGAAATGTATGGCAAAATTATATTGCTCCGACTAAAGAGGATATAAAGAAAGGAAGAAAAGAAGAAGTCCTTGTAGCTGGAGATACTGGTTTTCCTGAACAAAAACATAACCCTTTCACTAAAAAACTAACAGTTGAAAAGTGTATATCAGTAGCAGAACAATGCCCTTTATTTATGAAAGGTGCTAGAAAAAAAGCTAAAGATTCTATCAGAGCTTGGCATAAAATAGAACATATTGATAAGACAAAAAAACCTGTTAAAATTGATTTACAACATATTGAGAACTTTTCTCGAAGAAACAATCTAAAAGCTTTGTGGTTACGTCTCAGAGTAGCTGCATTTGTAGCTGGAGATGGTTATCTATTAATCACATTTGATAAAGATGAAAAAAATAATTTAGCAAACCCGCCTTCAGAAGGTGCAATCCCTTACAAATTAAATTTATTGAAAAGTCAATGTATTACAGAAATCGGGTTTAATCCAAAAAGAAAACAGGATGAGAATAATTTAATTAAATCATTTCATTATGTAGATACAGATAGTGGTGAGGACATATGGATTTATCCAGATAGAATTATTCATATGACTAATGACCAATTATTTAGAGAATTTGGAAATTCAAAAGTTAATTTACTTCGTAACATTATACGTTCTTCAGTCAATGTTGACATAGCTACTGGAGAAATACTTGCTTGGTTTGCACATGGACTTTTAGATATAGGGCTAGATGATGCAAATGATAGCGAAATTAAAAGATGGGAGACTATAGTAAACAAGCACCCAGGAGCATATATATACGGAAAAGAAGAAGCAGAAATAAAAGCAATTGCACCACAAGCAATAGACCCAAAACCATTTTATGATTATTTAATACTATCTATAGCAGCTTCGTTTTTTATGCCTACACATATTCTTACTGGAATACAAATAGGTAAAGTTACTGGAGCTGAAATTGGAACTGGCGATTATGTTAAGGATTTAAAAGATGACCAAGAATTAGATTATAATCCTCTCTTGGAGCGATTATACCGTATGATTCTTAAAGCTCATGGGCGTTCTTGGAATAACTATGAAATTATTTGGAATCCTATTTATATTGATGAATTATCTGAAGCTGACATTCTTGAGAAAAAAGTTCGTGCAGCAGAGATGGCGTATAATGGTATTCGTGGAGCAGGCGGATTCATAGACATGCGAGAAGCAAGAAGAATCTTTAATGATGGACAAATTAAATTAGAGCCTGATAAAAAAATAGATGCTAAAGAGCCTATTACACAGCCACAAGAAAAAGAAAAGAAAAAAGATAAAGAAGAACAAGCTATAGAGGACTTAGATTTATATAAATCTCAACTTACTGCATCACAGAAAATTATGATTCAAAAACGCAAAGCACAAATAGCTAGAGAAAAGAAACTTGGCGAAGAGATACTTAAAGAGCAAGATAAAAATGCAGATACAAATAAGAATTAATGGGCTTAAAGAACTTATTCAAAAAAATAAAAAATTAATAAAAGATTTAGAATCAAATGTATTTAATGAAGCATTCGCAATAAAAGTAACTAATAGAGCAAAATATGTAGCTCCAAGGAAAACTGGAAAATTGATTCGTGGCATTCATTATAAATTAAGTGGCTCAAACATAATTATACTATGTCCAGTCAAAAATGAACAAGGAGTAGCATATCCTGAAATATTAGAATTTGGATTAAATAGATTTATTCCAATCGGCACACCTGAAAATCCTAGAATATATACGAGCAGTAGTGGTAAAAGAGCTTTTTTACCATATATAAGATGGGCTGTTTGGAGGACTCTTAGAGAGCGGGATAAATTATTTAAAGAAGTCATGCTAAAACAATATTATTAAGAGGTAGAAAAAATGACAAAAATTGTATTATGTGGAAATCCAAAAGGAGGCTGTTGCCCCGTAGTAGATATTTCTGACAATGAGAATAAAGTAACCATAACAGATGATTATGGTGGACAAGTCAGAATGACTAAAGAACAATATAAATTACTAAAAACCAAGGATGCATAAATATCTTGTCATAATAATTAAAAAGAGGTAAAAATATGGCTAGAAGAAGAGCAAATACTACAAAATCTAAAGATAAGGCTGAAATAAAGAAAAAAGCACCTGTTAAACCATTGATGCAAGTTGAGGCTCAATATTTTCAGGAGCTAGTAGAAACATCAAATAGATATGCAGCTTTATTAAAACAAAAAGCTCAATTTGAATATATAATTAATAAACTTAATACAGATAGAAAAAAAATTCAAAGCGGACAAATCAAATTGCCCGTTACAGTAACTTTAATTCCTAATGTAATGAGTTACCCTGAACATGATAAGAAAAAAGCATTAAAATTCTTTGATGACCAATTAACAAATTATAAAAATAGCTTAAAAGCATTGGAAGGACAAATAACACATAGATATGAAGAATACTGTGAATCTGCTATACGCACTAGAGAATATCTTGCAAATAGATTTAAAAGCCTCAAGGCTAAACATATAGTTCCAGCTAGAAAAGGTATTGAGGATGAAGAAAATCTCTTTGAAGCAGAATTTGAAAAACTGATGAATGACCCTGAAACAAAAGCAAAATTTACAGAAGCTAAAAAAGAAGCTATAAAAAAGAACACGGAAAGAGCCACAAAAAAGAAAGGTAAGTAGGCATGGCAGATATAGTTCACGGTGAAAAACTAAAAAAAGTCTTTCGCATGCTGTTAAAATTAGGCTATAAAACATGTAAACGAGACATGGAAATGATAGCTAACGATTTACAATACACCCAAAATCCCGTTATTGCAAATTTAAATCAGCTTGTTATACTTGGAGCGAGTCAATTTAATCCTAAAGGCGGAAAATGGCAGAAAGATATGACACTTGGTTATGGTCAAGCATTACTTTGGATGGTAACAAAAGATACAGCTTATAGAGATGTTTTCTTTTGGACACTTGATAAAGCATTTGACCATCCTGAAGAATTTAAACGTATGCTAAAACCTTATGTTAAACCGCCTGAAGAATGGATTGCAAATCAATGGCTAACTTCAAAAGAAAAAAGTAGGCAATTAAAAAAAGAAGGCAAAATTCCTAAAAATGGTATGAGTTTAGAAGAAACAATATTTACTCCATCAATTCAAGATAAACGTCATAAAAAATTATTAAGCAAAAAGGATTGATTATTATGTCTGATAAGTCTAAAGAAAAGTATATAAATAATTTAATTATTGCTATGAAAATTAAAGGCTATGAATTATTTAGTTCCTCTGCTGAACTACACATTAAACATCAAGTTAAAGAGTCACAAGAAAATCAAGAAGGCTCTGCAATGCCAGGAAAAGATACTAATATGATAGCAGTTATAGGAGACCGCTTTATGAATGGCGGATTTCTTCCTAAAGAAGTATTACAGAAATCATATAAACAATGGAATGGAACTTTACATGACATAAATCATATGGGAACTTCTACTGGATTTTTTTTAATGCAAACTGATATTACTTACTTTATAGGTTATCATAAAAATGTCAAATATGATGAAGCTTCAAAAGCTGTGTCAATGGAACTTGTAATACATAATAGAACTAAATTTGCAGAAGCATGGCAAGCATACATAGAACTTTGTAGCATGGCAGGACAAATTCCAAACGTATCTGTTACATACTTTGCACAAAGAAAATTTGTTCCAACATCAGAATTACCGAAAGAAGCTGATTGGAAAAAAGAAGGTTATGGAAAAGACGACCTTGTGCCAGTATTAACTAACATAATTCCATTCTGTGTTTCTACAGTGCTTCAAGGGAGATGCGGAGATAAAGATGGCTGTGGAATACGCAGTGGAAATGCTTGTGAATGTGACCTTTCTAAAATAGACCAAAATCTCTTAGAACAATTGAAAGATGATAACCATGAATCTGAAGAGGATTCTATTATTAAACAAAAGAGAGAAGAACAGATTAAAAGAATAAAAAAATTAAAAGAAACTTTATTGGAGGATTAGTTATGACCGATAAAAAAATAGACGAAATGTCTGAAGAAGAGCTAGCAGAATATGAAGAGTCTCTTAACAAAGAAATTAAATTAAGAGACCTTAAAAAGAAACAAGCTGCTCTTGAGGAAGAAAAACTAGAAGAAGCTCGATTAGAAAAAGAAGCTGAAGAAGCTAAACTAAAAGAGCAATGGCAAGAAGAATACTTTAAAGAACACCCTGAACACAGACCAAAACCTGAAATTGGAGAGAAAGGCGAAGAACAAAATATTGAAAATGCACCACAAGTTAAATTTTATCAAAATTACAAGAAACGTAACGAAGAGTTTGAGACTAAATCTCAATACATCAACAAAAGAGAAACCGCAGAGAAAATGCGATTTCAAATTTACGAAGACCAACAGTGGAAAGAATGTGGACTTGACGGACTTTGGGGCAATACAAATTCTGATTCAGGTTGTGATGATGTAGTTTCATCTTGGAGTCCTGATGATGTGTATGCCAAAATTGTTTGGGAAACTTTCGTTTGCACTGCTGATTTGATGAGAATTTGCGTCAAGGGAATTTCTATAAATCCTGGACAAGGTCTAGGTGTTCAAATTCGAGCTTTTGGCTCATTTGGAGACCCATCAAGCTTAGGTGCTTGTGAATGTGCTTCTTGTGCCAGTATATCTTTCAGCACATACAGCTTAACTCTTAAACAATACAACCTTGAAGCAATAGTCTGTGACAAGGATATTTGGGATGTAGGCTCTATTCTAATGGATTCATATCTAAAAAGTATGGCTGCTTCTTGGGCACAATGGTTTGATGCACAAATTTATTCTGAACTAGAGACAGCCACGCCTGGAACTACAGAAACTTTACCTGCTGATTTAAGCTGCACACCAAGTATTAGCGGAAGCTGTTGCACTGATGCTTCATTAGTTAATTTATATAACGCTATACATAACCTTGTCGCTAGTATGAGAGAAGGAACTAGCCCGTATAATCCTGACTATTTGATTCTTAGTCCAACTGTCGCTGCAATCTTCAAGAGAATGCAAACCCCTACCCCTATGCCTTGGATGGGAGATATTTCCTTTGATGATGAAGGGCGACTGAAAAAGATGGCTGGCTTAAAAGTCATTGAATATTGCGGAGCTAACTCTTGCACTGACTTGGCTAACCAAGAAGTTGCAATTGTCATTGATTCACGAAGAGCAGTAGGTTGTGTCTTTGGACAAAAACCAAAAACCTATAAATTCTTCCAAACCAACTGTAACAGCTATCGTATTGACCAATGGGCATATGTCGCTATTGGTGAATTAGATACAAACGCAATTGGGCACGTAGTCAATCCAGCCTAAGATTAGGGATTAAACCCTTTTCTTTTTTCTTTATATAATCTTCAAAAATTATATAAGGTTTATGACAAAATATAAAAATGCTCTAAACGGAAAAATCATTACAATTTATCCTTGGAGCAAAAAAGAGGATAAAATAAAAGTGCAAGGGAAAAATTGGTATCGCTTATTTGAGGGCTAAATATGACTACCAAATCAGATTCCTATGCAATAAGACAATTAAAAAAACATGAGATATTTGTAAGTCCTAAAAGCTACAAGATTGACGGGAAAGAATATTATCGTGTAACTTCCATCTTAGGTATCATAGCAAAACATGGTCTTAGAAATTGGATGGGTAAAGTAGGACACAAGAAAGCAGCTAAAATCTTAGAAAACAGGCAAGTTCTAGGAACACATGTGCATAAACTTGTGGAACTTAATCTAAAAGGTAAAGATATAAATCTTAGTTCATATGAACAAGAAATACAAGATGGATTATTAGAATTTAATAAATTTAAAAAAGCTGCAAAATTAAAACCTAAACTATTAGAGCAACCTCTTTGGAGCAATAAATATAGGTATGCTGGAACTCCAGATTATATCGGAAATTATATAACTCCAATAGAATATCTTGCAGCAGAAATCATAGAACATAAACGAGTTAAAAAACCTAAATTTAAAAAAGATTCATTTGTAATTGGTGATTGGAAAACAGGTAAAGATGTTTATCAAGAATACTGGTTACAAATTACTGCCTACATTGTAGCATTAGAAGAACTCACTGGATTAAAAGCAGAAGGAGCTTTTATTGCACGAATACATGGCGGAAAAATTCAAGTTAAAGAAAAAACAACTGAAGAATTAAAAGCTCAATTTGGAGCATTTATCTCTGCTCTTGATGTGTATGAATGGAAATATAAATTAGGCAAATATGCCTTTTTAAGAAAAAGGAAATAATATGGCTACAGGATTTTGTTTTGCACATGACAGCACTTTTCCATTATGCTTTGGAACAGAATTTAGATTTCCAATTAAAAGCATCAAGGGAGACGATTACAAATACAAAGAAATTAAAGGAGATAACTATAAATATAAAGCCATAAAACAGGAGTAATATTATGTCAATATATACTTGTGGCGAAACATACGTTCATAGGCTATTAATAAGGGATAGAAACAACACTACTGTTTATCCTGATGATGGAGGCACTGTATATTTTAATCTGTATGACAGATGCGGTAATCAATTAGTTACAAATGGCTCTATGGCTACAGATGCAACAGGATATTATCAATATACTTATGCTATACCTGCAAACTGTGTCTATGGTGAATATACAATACAAGTAGTGGCTACTGATGCTGCTGGAGATGTGCAAACATTTGATGATAATTTCTTTATATTTCCTTGGAATATAACAAATCAAGTAAGACGTTTCTCTGGCATTAAAACAAAAAAATCTATGAGCGATAATGATATAGCTGAATTAATATGGGAAGCATATAATGAAGCTCTTGACGAAGTTTATGAGCTACATAGTAACGATGTTCCAAAATGTAATCCTGATACTAGAGAATGGTTTAACGGAACTAATACTACATTTGAAACTGCACACGCTCCAATAGCTGATGCTGACGGGGATGGAGTAATTCGTGGATATGGTGAAGCTTCTTGTGGCACAGATATTGACGGATGGTGGAAAGATTCTGATGGCAATTGTCATAGAGTAAATGTAACTGTGAATGATGCTCATTGCGGTAATATTACTATAACTCAATTAGATGGAACTGCAATACCAAGTGACTGTAAATGGGTAAGACTAAATTATCGCACTGAATGGCATACTTATAAAGAACGTATATTTAGATTTGCTGTAGCTTATTTAGCTGCATATAAATGTATAGAGTCATTTAAGGCTCTGGATAAAGCCAATCTGGCTGATTTAAATTCAAATCAAAAAGATTTGTATTTAAGTAAAAACAGAATGAAAAAACAATATAAAAAAGCATTAAGAAAAGTAAAAAAGCCCCTTGTAGGTGCAGGAATGATTCCAGGTGAAAATTAATGACAACTTACACTTCTTTTGACCCTAGAGTAGCTTTTCGTGAAGCACTTGGCACTGAATGGTATGATGAAGATAACGTGCAACAATATTGCATAACCGTTACTGATAATATAAACCAAACTGTATATGTGCCAATATATTTAACTGAAGAAGTAGATTCAGAAAATCTGCCTCATTTTCCATTTATGGAAATGCATATACCGCCTGGAGGAACTGTTTACGCACCACATGATATAAAGGCAGCCACAAGAAAAGTAGAATCTTATATAAAAATACATATTTATTTTGCAAATTTAGACAATATAGACAGAACTGCATTTGCAAAAAAAATCAAAGATGAGTTGCACAACTTGGTGCGTAACAATCAAAGCACAACTACAGGAATAACTTTTATGAATGTAGAAGATGATGGACTTACACCTGAAAAAGATGGCGGAAGAGTAATCTTTCATTATGAAGCTACTTTATATTGTTTGTATTATGATTTATGTTAAATAAGATAAAATAAATTGGAGGATATATAATGACCTTAGACCAATTAGGAAAACCCTTTCAAGGGACTGCATGGTATTGGCTAGAATCAAGTTATGGAACTGCTGATACAAGCACCGCAACATTGCCTATTTCATGCAAAATACAAAATGTTAGGGTAGATACAGGTGATAGACATAAAGTGTTAAAAGATATAGGCTCACCTTTAGCATGTCACTTGTTAAAACAAACACATGAGCCAAAAGTGCATTTAGAATACATTCCGCAATGTGATGATACATTAATAGATGATGTGATTGACCGCTCTTCAGAGTGCACATTACAATCACTGACTATGTGTATTGGCATGAATACAAACGAAGCTGACAGTGATGATGTTAGTTACTATCTTGTAGACGGATTAAAACCTGCTACTGTAAGAATTTCTGGCTCTAAAAATACAGAATATCTTGTAGTAATTGATTTTGAAGCTCGTTCTATTGTAACAAGCACATCTGCGACTGGAAGTGCTCCAAGTGCTTTAACAGGTGCTTATCTTGCATTTAACATTGCTGGAGAAATTACAAAAACAGGCGGAGTAGTTGTCAATACTGACCACATCGCATTTATCACTAACTCAATTGAAATAACTGTATCACATAAATTAAATGGATATACAGACCATGATTCATTATACAAATCATTCTTAACAGAGGGTGATATGGATATTGAAGGCTCAGTTGATATTTCACTAGATGGGGGCGGTGCTGCTCATATTGGAGAAGTTCTTGCTAATACTGCATTTACACTTCAAATAGATATGGGAGGCTCTGGCTGTCCACGTATCACACTTCCAAACTGTGAGTGGAAAAATGCAAGTGCAACAGCAGACACAAGTGGAGAAGCTATAATGAACTCTAGCCCATTTACTTGCAAACCATCTGCTTGTAATAACATTGTAAGCTCAGTCAGTTAAACATATGTAGGTAAAAAAACTACTATATAAACTTTACTTACATATCATAAAAACGATTCGGAGGGATAGCCCTCCATATATTTTAGTTTAAAAGAGGTAAAAGTATGGTGCAAAAATATAATTTAAAATGTGTTAATAAAGGCAAACCTTTTGTAATGCCAAATTGGACTCCTGAAAAACATGAGAAAGCTTTAGCTAAATTAGTTGAGGCACAAAAAGAAAATAAATGGACAGATGTAGAAGCTAATAAACAATTTAAGTTTTTTGTAGTCCATGAAACTCTCTTGGAGCTAGACCCTGATTGCAAATTTGAAGATATTCCTAGACACCCTGCAACAATAGTTGAATTATTTAATGCAGTTTATAATGCTGGCAGGGAGGACATTTATTATAAGGAAGAAAATTTTCGCAAGAAGGGAAAGACCCAAAAAGACAAAAAGTAAAAATTTATTGGGATGAAGAGCTTCAAAAATTTCAAGAAACAGTTAATGTCCTTTATTTAGAAAAGGGCAATCTTGAAGAAATACTCCGCATGAATTATTGGCGTTTTAGGAGTATTATGCAAACTCTCAAAAAGAAAAAATTAATTGAGAGTGGAAAACCTTATATTGAACATGGCTTACCACAATCATCTAAAGATATGATTGCAAGAAGAAAAGCACAAAGACCAAAAAAGATTTGAGGTAAAATATGAGTAACGATATTCAAGTTGACATGCTTATGAATGCAAAAGCAATGTTGACTCAGCTCCAATTTATAGATGGAAAATTAAATTCTATAAATTATGCAGTTAATAAAACAAATGCACAAGGAGCAGTAGGAGCTACAAAGCATGCAGGTGCAGTTAAAGGACTTGCATTAAGATTTGTCGGATATAATCTTATTCTTAATGAAGTAATGGCTAGTCAGCGTAGGCTCTATGAATACGTAGCAGAAAGCGTTACTAAATTCAGAGAGTTTGAAACACGCTTAGCTGAAGTAAGCACAATTATGACTGATGACTTCCAAACAGCTCTTACTGGAATGAAATCTGGAATCGAAAACTTATCTCTATCATTCGGACAAAGCACAAGCGACTTAACTAAAGGTCTTTATGACATTATGTCAGCAGCTTTTAGTGCTAAAGATGCAATATCTTTATTAAATACTGCGACTAAAGCATCAATAGCTGGATTATCTGATGTAAGAACTTCTGTAGATATTTTTACAACAGTGCTCAATTCTTATGGTATGAGTGTTTATGAAGCTACAAGTGTTTCTGATGCATTATTTCAATCAGTTGTGCGTGGTAAATTTCAATTTGAAGAGTTAGAATCAGCTCTTGGTTATGTTGTGCCTATTGCAGCTCAAGCAGGCGTAGCTTTTAATGAACTTATGGCTGCATTATCTACGACTACAAGGCATGGTCTCCACTTAGATATGGCAAGTAGAGGTTTAGCTTTAGCTATGCAGAACATTATTAATCCATCAGAAGGTGCTGCTAAAGCTGCAAAGAAATACGGAATAGAGATGAGTGGACTTGCTCTAAGAGTTAAAGGTATTTCTGGCGTTTTTGGAGAAATGTTCAATAAGACACAGGAATATGGAAAAATAGTTTTAAACGAATTAATTCCTAATATGCGTTCTTTAAGAGTAGCAATGGTTTTAGCTGGAGAAGAAGGTTTTGAAGGTTTATTAGATGATATGGATAAATTATCTGTTGCTTCAGGAAGAACTGAACAAGCTCTTAATAAAATTAAAAATACAAGTCAATTTGCATCAAATCAAATATCGCAACAATGGGAACAAACACAAAGAGATGTAGGCGAAGCTTGGGATAAAATTGCTCTTGGAGCACAACAAACTATTGCAAACATTGTTAAAGATTGGAAATCTTTTATACCTCTATTCGGTATAGGTTTTACAATGGCTGATTACCAAGCAGATTTAAAGCTTGGAGAATGGAGAATGGGAAAAGAGGAACAATATCTAGGTAAAAAATATTTTGAGCCTGGAGATGAGGGTTTTAAAGAATACGTTAATCAAGGAAAAGCATATTGGAGCATAATGGATAAGAATACCAAAACTGCTGAAGAAAGTATGCTTGACTATCTTACGTTACAGCAAGAGATTGCTAAAATATCAGGTCAACTTCTTACAGCTATGAGAGCTGGACAAGAAACTAAAGTTGAAAATTTAAATAATAGACTATTAATTTTAAATTCAATTTCAGCCGAATTAGGAGATACTTTCAATGAAGTATTTGGAGAAGAAATCCTTGGAGGCATTAAACAATTAGAAAAATTATATTTAACATTAGAAGAATTATCTTATGATATTGAACGTCTTAGAGGCGAATTAGAAAAACCTATCCAGTTTGGATGGGGTGGATTTCAAGAAAGATTTGAAGCAGAACATGGAATACAGGAGGGACTAAAAGGAACACTTAACTATGATATGCAAGTTCTTTTAGTAGAACAAGAATTAGTAGATGTAAGACATGATATTGCTTCAGGACTTGCAGATGAGTCTTATCAATATAAAGTGCTTAATGCAGAGCAGCAAGAGGCAGTGCGTATTATCCGAGAACATGAGAATGCCATAAAAAAAGATAGAGAAGAAACAGAGTTAATGAATATAGCACTGCGTAAATTACAAATTCAAGTAATGGAGCTTCAGCTTGTAGGCATGATTAGACGAAGAGGACTTACTAGAAGTGAGCAGAAAAGAATGAAGCAATTACAGATAGAGCAGGCAAAACTTCGTCTAAAAAATATGAAAGAAACAAAAGAAGAAACTGCTGAATTACATACTGAATACTATGAACGTAAAGCAATGCTAGATGATTATGTAAGAGATTTAGAAGAAGCTCAATATCAATTAGAATACACTTATGACCAACAAGTGCAAGATTTACAAGATACTATAGATTATGAAAAAGATATATTAGAGGATAGAAGGCAACAATGGACAGAAACAAGTAATGAAATAAAAACTCTTGGTGAAGAATTAATGAGAGAGTTACATGCTATTATTGCTGACCCTGAATTGTTGTCTGCTTTCGATATTATAGATATTGATATACTTGAACTACGGGATGGGGTGCAAGGATTAATGCAAGATTTAATAGACCTCACAAGTAGAACATGGAATATAAAAACTAATAAAGAAACTGCTACTATTAGACCTATAACCTATGAAGAAGCTGTAACTGCTGGAGAAGCTACGCCAGCAGACCTGCCACCCGCAGATTTTGACCCATACCAAGGATATGATTTTACATCTTATAATTATAAAGGCGGAGTATATACAGGACAATTTGCTAGAGGAATAGAATACGTGCCTGAAACTGGATTAGCTTTAGTCCATAGAGGCGAAAGTATAAGTGCTTCAGGAAAACAAACTACAAACGATTTAACTATAGAGCATCTTACAATAGAAGTGCAGCAAATAGCTGATATTGGAGATGTAGAAAAACTCGCAGCTTTACTCTCATCAGCAAAAAATTCACAGCTATTAGATAAAAATGGAAAAACAAGGTTTAGAATGAGGACAGGATAGTATGGCAAATTATATAATTGACCATGTTACTAATTCAGATGGAGCGTTAACAACTCTTGGAGCAAAAGACATTATTGTAGGTCTTACATCTGATGATAGTAAAATTATTGTGTTACGCTACAATTATCAAAGGAGTTAAGCATAAATGTGGAAATGTCAAAACTGTGGAGGATTGCAACGTATAAATGCTTTCTGTAAATACTGTGGCTTTAAATTTCCAACAATCACTGCTAAACAATTAAGAGAAATTAGAAAAAGAAAAGACCTTGTAATCGTGAAAAATAAAACTGGAGAAACAATTTATAAATTTAAAAAACCACATGGGAGATTTGATTAATGGCTGCTGATGACCAAAGAGAATTTATAGATTTTTATGGGTATTACACCTATGATTGGGCAGAGACATTTGGCTCATTTTCAAACCATCATTATCTACTAGAACAAGATTATGTAAGTGATGGCTGTTCTACATTAGATTCTTCTGAAGCTTCTATTACACATGAATTTCTTTATCCGCACCACATTAAAAAAACATACTATATTGAAGGAGTAGTGAAAGGAAATATTGTTTTAGCAGCAAGTGGATGCACATCAACAGTAACATCATATAGAGTAACTATTTGTAAAACATATGAAGGTGCTGCATTCCCTGATGCGGAACTCGCTACTACTGGATGGATTACAGTAAATGATACTCTTACTTGGGATGCAGGATTAAGTATTGGAGATGAAATGGTTTATCCATTTTGGATTAATGTATGGGAAGAGCAAAAAATTACTGAACATGAAAGACTCTTTTTACGTATTGAAGTCCAATGTGATGCGTGCACCCATTTAATGCACTCAAATGACAACACATGGAAAGATGTATGGATTACGATACCATTTAGATTATAAGAGGCAACATGGCAACATTTGATATTATTCAAATCAGGGAAGGAGCAGAATTATATTTGACTCCGTCTAATGATGGATGCAATACAGCTTTAACTCCTGTAGGGCAACCAAGCAATTATCTATGTATAGATGATACAAGACTTAATCCTGATGATGATACTTCATATGTCTATAGCTCCGCTACTGATTTAAATTACGATTTATACTTATTACCAAACCATACTACAGAAACAGGAACTATAAATTATGTTCAAGTATATGCTAGAGCAAAATCACATATTGATGCCCAAAGCCAGAATGGTATCTTTAAAATAATATTAACTGATAATGCATGTGGAAATATTTATAAATCAAATGATATTAATTTAATTACATCATATCTAACATACGACAATATATGGACTACAAATCCAAGAACAGCGACAACTTGGACTTGGAGCGATATTGATAATTTACAAGTAGGAATTGAATGTAGTAGTCCAACAATAATGGGAGCTTCAAAACTCTTAGTAATTAGACCTAATGCTGCTGGAGATAATACTGCACTTGGAAATACTGATGGCTCTACATTTGGAGCTGCTACAAACTATACTCTAGTAGATGAAACAACTTCAGATGGAGATGCTACAAGGGTATCTTGGATTGAAGATGCAGCTAGTAATCCAGGATATGATTTATATAATTTAGAAAATCATTCATCAGAAACAGGAACTATAACTAAAGTTTCAGTTTTTGTAGTAGCTAAAAAAGCAAACGCATATTGCACAAATCCTTTTACACAACCACTTATAAAAACTGGTGGAACAGAATATAATGGCACACAAAATATGCTATCTACTGATTATGTAATATACAGTGATGATTGGACTACAAACCCTAATACAGGGATTGCTTGGACTTGGGCAGATATTGATGCACTTCAAGCTGGAGTGCGTTTAGATTCAATTGGAGCTGTTGGCTGTTGGTCATACTGCACACAAGTATATGTTGTGGTCTATTACAACGAAAATATTAATCCTGAGATAAGAACTACGCAAGTATATGCAAAAGTTAATTATGATGAAGAAATAACTTGCTCTTTGAACAAACCCGAAAAAGTATCTTTTGACCACAGACAAAACATTAAAATGTTAAATTTTTGGAGTGGTAATAGAGCTGTTTATGGTTTATCAAGAGCGGGCAGAAGTTTAGTATTATCTGGAACACAATATGGAAATGACTCATGCACAAACATTGAATGTGTTCGTGCTATGGGTGAAGCTGGAGACGAAATAACTTTATCAGGAGTAGGTGGAAGTAGCGAATATGACCGCACCTTCAGAATTATAAGCTTTGGCTGGAAAAAAATAAGTGACGCACCACTTAAAATGGATTGGATATTAGAATTGGAGTATGCATAATGGCAGTTGCTACATATTATTTTGACGGTTATACTGATAATACAAATTGGGGTTTTCCTGAAAGAATGGTAGATAATAATTTAGCCAATTTTGCTTCAGCAGGCATAGCTTCAATATTGACTCTTAACTCTAATACTTGTGTTACTGCTCTTACAGGTGCAATACAAACAGTTGAACTCAGAGTTTATGGTAAAGCTGGAGCAGGCAACAGAACTAATAATCGCACACAACTTATTCCAATATTTGACAATGGAAATGGTGATAACCATATATCTCAATGGACAAGCACAACTGCTTCATGGTCTGAATGGTTTAATATAACTTATGATACAAACGCTCCTATAAAATGGACTTGGAGCGATATAATAAATTTTCAATGTTATTGTCAATCTATAAATCATTCCTCATCAAATAAAATAGCTAAAGTTGAAATGAGAGTGACATATTCTAGTTGTAATGATTGTGATACATTCTCAATAGCTGGAGACTCTTATACAGTATTATTAAGTGCTCCTATTTGGGGCGGAGAAGATAACAAAATAGTAAAAGATATAGACCGAAAATCTTTTTGGTCTGGCAATTATGAAGTAAATGATGATGGCATTAATTCTCAACCTTTAGTTTTAACTGGAGTAGAATTTGCATCTTGTGAAGATGATTTATGCGGTATTTCATTTGAAAGCGATGCTCATTTCTCATTATGCTTTAATATGAAATTTACTAACAAAATGCGATTTATTACAGAAATGTCTAATAATAATGAAGAAGTGACTATTTCTGGATTAGGTGATTGTATGGATGGTGTCTATATAATCAAGCACTTTCATTATGATAATATAAAAGGTGCTATTAACGCTTATGCGTGGAATATGACTCTTGAAAAAGTAAGAGGTAATTAATATGGCATGGTATAATATACAAACAGCAAGTGATTGTATTACTCCTACAGAATGGAATAATATGACTCAATATATTCAACATAGTGCTTGCACGGATTTTACAATTTATGGCACTTGTCCTAGCACTGGAGCAGTTTTTAAATTTGGTGGAAATAATGATATTGAATTTGACGGTGACAGGGCTATAATGATTGATAATGATGAAACATATATCGGTCATGGAGCTGGAGATTCAATAACTAGCGGACTAGATAATACATTCCTTGGTTACAATGCTGGAAATGCAATAACTACAGGAAGTTATAATGTAGCTCTTGGATATACTGCTGCTGGAAATACTGCTGTTGGCGTTACACATAATCTTGTAATGGGATTTCAAGCAGGATTAAATAATATAGCTTCTAATATTATTGCAATTGGCTCAGAAGCAGGCAAAAATAATACACAAGCTTATGTTATAGGCATTGGCTCTCAAGCACTGTTATCTAATACTGGAGAAGCTAATATCGCAATAGGCTACCAATCATCAAAGGCAGCATTAAGTGGTGATTACAATATTGCTATAGGTCATCAAACATTACAAAACGCTACAAGTGCTAACAGTAATGTTGCAATTGGTTATCAAGCACTTTTAGATAATGTAACAGGAGACCAAAACGTAGCTATTGGAGCACTCGCTGGAGAAAATGCTCTAGTTAGTGGTTGTGTCTACATTGGTTATGATGCAGGCAGCGATAACGCAACAGCCAATCGTTTATATATTAATAACTCTAATTCTTCTGACCCATTAATATTAGGTGAATTTGATAATGGCGTAGTTGATATACATGATGTTCTAAGAATGGAAAAACGTAATGCTGATTATACCCCGCCTAATAATCATGGTGCGATATGGGTATCTGATGGAACTGGAACTGGAGATGACGGTGACTTAATTTATGCTTATACTGATGGCGTAGGTGCTACTACTACAATTATAATTGGAAATATAGCTTAAATAAGTAAATAAAAAGAGGTAATAAAGATGGTAAAAATAGACATAAAACAAGATGAACTTCAAGCACTTGACATATTGCTTGATAAAGAAGTAAAATTAAAGCCGATAGTTGCTTATAAATTAATCAACTTTCGTATCAAAGTTCAAAATACCATTATGGCTGAAAATCAAAAGCAGCAAGGGGAGGTAAATGCGAATGGAAAAGCAAATAATAGAAAAACTAACAAACGTAATAAAGAGTGAAATCAAAGAACTCAGTAAAGCATATAAAGCTTATAATGGCAATTCCTCCTTACGTATTCCGAATAAAGATATGAATCTTTGGATTGTAAAAGAGATTCTTGATTTACGGACAGATATTGCAGTAATGAAAACAAAGACTCGATTGATGATGTGGTTTTTCACTGCGACTATAGCCATTCTGGCTATTGCTGCATTAATCTAAAAGGTGAAAATATGAAATCTTGGTGGAAAAGTAAAACTCTTTGGGTAAATATTATAGCTATTGCTAGTATTATAATCCGTGCAGAATTAGGCTGGACAATTACTCCTGAACATGAAGTGCTTGCACTTGGTATAGTTAACTTATTGCTTAGATTAATAACTAAAGAACAGTTGGAATAAACATGAATACTGGAGCTGCAATCGTATTTAGTTGTTTTCTTTTAGGAATAGCTATTGCAGCTTTAATCTCTCTTTATAGAGTTGTAATAAACAAACTATGATTAACGAGAGGATAGGGAAGGTTTATGCCTCTTTCCCTTCCCTCTCTTCTCTATTTCATCTATGGAGGATTTTTTAGTTAAATGCACAACCTTGCATTGCGATTCATAAGGCTCTCCTTTACGCCCCCAAAAATCAATGATACGCACTGCATCAGGTTTATATGATGGAGTTTCAATTTCAATAACCCGTGTATCTTTAGTATGTGTGCCCATCATATGAAAAGTTTTTTTATCAATATATGCCATATCCCCTGGCATCATCAATTGTTTCTTTTGTGAAGTAGTCAGTAATAACATACCACTTACTACAAGCACTACAGTTTGCTTTGTCATATGACAATGAAAAGATGTGCCATGAAATTTATTAATATGTAGCATCCAGCCACATGATTTTCCTTCATTCATAATCATATACTCAAAGCCCCAAGGTTTGAAAATGATTGCGTTTGAAAGGTCAGTTTTAGCCAGCATGGTTTTTTTCTGCTTACCAACATGCTCTAGTAAAACTAAATCCTTAGTAGTTTGCTCATAATGTGTTATTTGCATTTACAAACGCATCCTCCATCTAAAATTTTGCTTCTAATATGTGATGTAGAAATGCCCTTCGTGTATGGAACATAGATTACCTGCCCATCACTATTCTTGTCTATCATTGCTAGCTCTTTATTTCTTAGCTGTTCACTCACAAATAAGTAATCATAAATTCGCCAAACTATAGGCTCTCTATAATCTACTAAAAATGAAAGTGCTCTGCATTTATAAGCACTCAAATCTATACTATTCATTAACTCTAACCGTTCTTTCTGTGGAACTATTGGAGCATGCCCTTTATACTCTTTGATTACACGGTCAGAGAATACTCCTATATATAAATAATCACAATGTTTCGCTGCTTCTTGTAATGCGTGTAAATGTCCTACGTGATATAAATCCCAGCAACCAAAAATTACTCCACTTTTCATTTATAAATCCTCCATCTTTTTATGATGAGTTCTGCCCATCTTATTCAATTGCTCAGGCGTAGGCTCACCTATCATAATCTGCACCGCAGGTTTTTTAATAGGTGTTTTCCATTCTTTACCGTAAGCAAACTCCAATGCACTTTTCGCCATCCAAGGCACAGGAAATAAAGTATCAAGAAATTGAATATCCTCAAGTTTAATATAATAAACGATGGGAGAACGCACATCTTTTTCTTTTCCATTTTCAATTCTAACTAACCAATCACCAATTATATCAAAAGTATATACATCAAGCGTCATTCGCCATTCTCTTTCACTAATTTTTAAATTAACATAAATATGACTTGGTTGATAAGAAAGTTGTATTCCTGCGTCTAAAAAATCTTGTTCTGCATCTTTCATACGTTGCACATCTGCGAGCCAGACTCCGACATCTCCATCTATATCCCAAGGAATAATTCTCCCTTCACGCACAGCTCCAAGTTGTGTTCCGTATTCAAGCCAGAATTGGATTTTATTCTTCTCCATGACTTTTTTAAAAGCAAGTAAGGATGCTTTAATATATTTATGTTCTACCATGTAACCTCACTTCGAGTTTATTCAATTCTTGATGATTTATTCTATACCACTCACCAATTTTAATGATAGAATATAATTTTAAACCGTAGAATCGTTCTATATTTGTTCCATTAAACCAAATAAAAATTTTATCATCAATAACTCTTGTGCTCCTATCTCCAGTTATAGTAGTTGCTGTGCAATTTTGATTTCTTAATAAATATTCCATGTAATGCATGAACTCATGTAAAGAAGGACAAGCTACAGCAAAAATTTTCTTGTTTTCCACTATCTCACATCTCCGTTTTCTTGTATTTTCTGTTCTTCGTATGGAGCAGCAAGTCGCCTATAAATTTCTGCTTTACATGCTTCCAGCTCTCCGATAAAATTTCTATATTGTTCATAATTGGTGCAAGTGCGTTTTGCCAGCTTAAATAAAAAATAATTTATATAGCCAGGTTTTACCCAAAGCTTGAGCAAATTATCTATTATCCTATCTAACATTGTTCTATGACGCATATCTTTAATATAAGGCATTATTTACACCCTCCTCTTTTTGTATAGCATAAATACATTCACCACAAAAATGAAATATTAAAGGCAATCCTAAAGTCCAAAGTGTTTTAGAATTTTTGACCCATTCTTCTATAGTTATTTCTTTTCCGCATCTATCACAATTCAACTTTTTTTCCACGCTTTAACACTCTCCGCATAAATGTATTCCATTCAAGAAGCGATACATTATATTTAGTATATAAACGATGTAATGAATCTTGTTTATTTATATAGTCAACTAATTCAAATACAGATAGAGTAAATTTTGTTGGAAAATAACACGCTTTGTAATACTTTCCACGTTCTTTCCATATAAGTGTATCTATGTAATCCTCTCCCCAAACTCACTTAATATCCATCTTTCAAATTCGCGTGCATTACAAAAAATCTTTGTAGCGAATTTTTTAATCCAAGGATGGTAAGCATAATCAGCAGTAATAACATATACTGGAATACGTAAAATTCTAGCAGCATACATAATTTCCATAGGAGTTCCTATCATTCGTTTTTCACCAAGAAAAGCCACAAGTCCATCACTCTTTCGTATCATGCGTAAATCATCCTCTACTAAATTAGTAGTATCTCTAGTTTTAAAGTATTCTATTTGCTCTTTACTGCCTTCTCCCATCGCATCTAATTTCTGCATATCATTTCTTTGTGTGTTATCGTAAAAAGGATTGTCTAAACTAATATTATAGTTTGCCTCTAAATATAGCTCAAAATCTCTAATCTTTTTTCTTTGATTAAATGGATGAGCTAGATAAAATGTTTTCATTTATTCGCCTCATAAAATGCTTTTGCAAAACCTTGTGGCGTAATTGCTCTTCTTTCTTGTCTCGTAAGTTGCCCATAAAATTCAGGATGAATTTCCTGCGTTAATAGCTTATCAAATTTTTTTAATGGTTTACCACTAGGACTAATAGTATGAATAAAATTTTTTGAATAATTTTTAACAGGTTGTTTCTTTGGTAAATTAAAAAATCCCCATAAACAAGTTCGTTTTTGATAAGCATCTCCAAAATCATAAGGATTAAATTCCATTATTGGATTGCCTAAAAACCTTCTTAAAAGTCCAAAAGGATTCTCTAGTGCCCAAAATTTTAATGTCGTAGTCTTTGCTAAAGGAGTAGGTAAATTATATTGAGATTCCCATATAATCCGTAAACAATGATATACAATTTCCATTCCCTCATGTATTTTTCTAGGATATTTACTATTTGTTTTAGCAAAAGAAAATTCAGTGCAAGGCGGAGCTGCAAGAATCCCATAAACATTTTTAGGGGGCTTATATAAACGCACATCATAATCTGGCAAAGTTATTACTCGAACATCATAACCTGCATCTGCATATGGTTTAGACCAAGCTCCTGTTCCACCACATAAGTCTAATATAATTTTTTTCATTCTTACCTCCCTCTAAATTTTTTCATAAGATGCATAATATACAGCACTACAAGCAATTCAAGAAATAGCACTGTAAAAGACAGCCATAAACAAGATAAGCCAAAACAAGCAAGAGTTAATAATAAAGCTGCTAATTTACTTCTATATGTATTGTAACTAATACTTCTAACTGTATGCTTGCGTAGTATCTTACGTAATTGAAGCACTTCAGCAAAAAAGAAAAAGAACATACCGCTAGCTCCAAGTAAATCTGCTATGAAATAAATTATCCCCATTCAATTTCCTCCAAATATTGCTCTTGTGTTAAACCTGAAATTTTTCTCTTTTTAAGCACGCCTAATATTCTCTGCGTTTTACAATGTATTCTATGTCTTTCTTTATATGCATCTATAATTGTGAGTGTGTTGCCTGTAATCTTTACCACTTTGCCTAAACGTGTGCCATTTGCTTTAGCACCTTTGTTTTCATACATTACGTATTTTCCGAGAAGCTTATCTTTATGCATTATACAAACAAATCTCCTTTTCCAACTTCAATAAATTCTCGTTTTCGCTCCAGGTATCTTTTTTCGCCTAAGTCTGAAACTTCTGTATAATCTAAATTCAAATCTTTACAAATTAATTTTAATTGTTGTATTGCATCTGATAAATTTACTTTCAATTTTACTTGGTCAAATTTATCGCAATTGCCATCTATTTTACGAAGTAAATAAATTATATCTCCAGATACATTTCCCATTTGCCTAGAAACCATCATAAACCTCAATAATAATTTTCTTTCTATGTTTGTAATTGGAATCAATGCTTAACCCTCCAAAAACATGCTTGAAAAATGGTCACACATATATAAAAATAAAGCTGCATTTATATCTTTATTTTGTTTATCTGCACTCCACTTTAAGAAATCTCCAGACTTATGCCCATCAAAATATTCTGAATAAACTCCCATATGCCAAAGAATCATTTCTCGTTCTTGTTTTGTAAGTTCTATAAAAGATTCAATAATATCTATAGAGTGTTGTCCATGCCTTTCTCTATTATTATCTGCATATACCCATTCCCCATTAATTTTTTTATAATAAAACATTTTACAAACATCATGCAATAATGCACATATAATTATAGAATTGATTGAAATAGGAAGGTTATATTGCTGTGCTTGCATTACTGCATATTCCATAACAGAAAAACTGTGTATAGCTAACCCCCCATCAATACTTAAATGATGCCCTGCACTAGCTGGAGCTTCAAAAAACCCCTGGTCAACTAAATAAGTGTATAACAATAATCCAGAATTTTTGTAATACATATATAAAAAATCATAATATCTTTTTCTAATATAATCTATATCCACTATTAAAGTTTTCATTTTTTCACCTTCTTTAACTTAATGCCATCTCCATGAGCTTCAGCCCATGTTCGACCATATTTAATATCAACATCAACAGGCACAGAAAGGCAACTTGCAGCCTCTAGCATACTACGTTCAATTATAGCATATACAGCTTGAGCATTCTTGATAGGGCAAGAAACAAGCACTTCGTCATGCACAATCAATATAAGTTTTGCTCCAAGTGAATTTAATGCTTTATGCATGTTTACCATTGCAATCTTTATAAGGTCTGCTGCTGTGCCTTGTATAATAGAGTTAATTGCACTACGAATCTCAGCCCCTTGCTCGTAATCATCTTTGGCAAAGAAATGTTGAGAACGCCTCCTTTTACGCCCTGAAATAGTTTGGACATATCCTTGCACTCTAAAATCCTGCTCTGCTCTTTTCCAAAATAATTTAACTCTAGGGTATGTTTCAAAATATTTATCTATGTAATGTTGAGCCTCTTCTTGTGATATTTTAATACGCTTACCTAGCGTTTTAGCTCCCATACCATAGACTAAACCAAAATTAATTGTCTTAGCATCATAACGCTTAATACTAAGTGCATCTGCTGTCTGTTGATGTATATCTACACCTGTATTATAAGCATGCAATAAATTATCATCTTGTGAAAAATGAGCAAGCACTCTAAGTTCAATCTGAGAAAAATCAGCACCTACAAAAATATGCTCTTCTTCAGGAATAAACGCTTCCCTAATCCCTAAATACTCAGGATTTAATTTTCCGTTAGGTAAAAACTTATCCTCATGTGGAATATTTTGAAGATTAGGGCTACTACTACTAAATCTACCTGTAACAGTTCCAGCTTGATTAAATGATGTATAAATATAGCCTGACATGTTCTTTGAATCCCATTTTTGAGGCGTAAGAGCTGGAATAAAAGTAGAATAAATCTTAGAATACTTTCTAAACTCTAAAAGTAATTTTGCTTCTTTATTACTCTCTGCATATGCCTCTAGCACTTCTTTGTCAACTGAAGGTGCATTTGTTTTTTCACTACGTCTAAGCACTGGCATTTTAATCTTATCTATAAAGTATTCTCTAAGTTGCTTAGAGCTGGAAAAATTAATATCCTCACCCATTAAGGAACGCAACTTTTTTTCTGCTGCACTAATCTTTTTTTGACACATAGCAGCTATTTTTTGCACTTGTTCTACATTGATGCGTGCTCCATTAACATGCATTTGAGCCACAACAGGTAATAATGGGCGTTCAATCTGCGTATAAACTGCTTGCACTTCAGGAATCTTTTTTAACTCTTTATTAAATAAATTATAAAGCTTCAAAGTGTATTTTGCGTCATCTGTGGCATACTTAATCTTTTTTTTATCTTGCACTTCATGGAATCCAATTTGCTTTTTACCAGTGCCACACAGCTCTTTAAGTTCTATCATTTGATAAGCAAGATATTTTTTAGTCAGAGCTTTCAAACCATGCCTCATATTTTCATCTAAAAGATTTGATATAATTAATGTATCTTCAAATTGTTTATTGTTAGGAATTTTCACACCAAAACGCTTGAGGACTGGAATATCAAAAGATGAGTTATGAAATACAATATAATTACAATTTTGCATGATATAATTTAAAAGTTTCTGAGCTTTTGTTATATCCATATTTTCTAAAAATTCATCTCGCACTGCAATGTAATACTCATACTTACCATAAGCAATTGAAAAACCTACCATAGTTCTATCTTGTAATGATTTTGTCTCTGTATCTATAGCTATTGGAGCGTTCTTTGGTAATCTGGCTAAAAATTCTTCATAGTATGTTATAATATGTTTCATAATAAACCTCTACATAGCATGATGCCTAGTTATACCCCATTGATTGTAAATAGCATTATGTTCTATAATTTGAACTCTATAATTTTTAATCATACATAGCTGGAGTGAATCGAACACTCCTTGTAGCACATTCCAACAGTCTTTTTAGCTTTCTTTCTTTGCCAAAATACATTTGCTGAGGCAATTCACCAACTCCTAATGTTCAGCTATGGGTTAACCAACATGTATGTTTGATGAAGCAGTATCATCTCTGCTAAAAGAATGAGGGGAATTGCACCCCGCAATAAGCTCTTACTTAGCAATTCCTACAGAAAACGTATAAAGGTCTCTGCCTTTTTGGGTCTTTTTTACACCGTCAAAAGTAATCTGGATAGTGTCATTAACTTTGACCTGTCGAGTTACTTTTTTAGTTCCGTAGCCCATCTTATCGTTTAGATTTGATTTACCTAAAACGACAACTGGCTTTGCTTGCCCTTTAACTTTTAACCTATAAATTTTTTTATAAGTTCCAGAGTCAGAAATATCTGTAACAACTCCAGTAAGATTTTCTCCTTCTTTTATAACCAAAGATTTATTTTTATCTTGATTTGGTTTAAGTTTGCCAAAAGTTGCAAACAAAACATCTTCATCTTCAGTTTCATTTTTTACAAATACTGGACACATTTTTTATTACCTCTTAATTTTTTAAAATCTAAAAGCTACATCGTCTACTGTTTCCCAATAAAGATGCACCCATCCTTTAGGAATATAATGAGCTACATTATCAGCATCTAATACTCTATGACTTCCAGTAGAACTAATATTAAGTAATCTTGGACTTTTTATTACAATATTTAAACCGTTTGAAAATACATATGTTCTATATTGTTCATGTTCTATATTTAACCAATCAATAGCTTCAGTAACTTTTTTAAATTTGGTCTTAGAATTTTTTATCATTAACTTTACCTCTTATCTTTTCTCCATCATAGGAGTTAAAAATTTATTTTCTAAGTATGTAAAAGCTCTACTTTGCCTATAAGCACTTCTTAAAAATATACCACAATATCCAAAAGCTTTAGGCATAAGTTGAACTTTAATATTTAATGAACTTAAATGAACAAAAGCTGCTCTATCCTCAGTAAGATATACACAATCTTTAAATAATGAGGGCAATCCATCAATAGATACCTCTCTTAAATCCGCATCAAAAGTCGCTAACTTCACATTTGCTTGTAAAGAATATAATATCGAGTTCCAAACAGCAATTACATTTTGTATAGGCATAACAATTGAATTAGGATTAATGCAGACATACAAAAAATTATAATGTTGTAAAGCACTAATTATTTGTAACAACTCCCCTATATGTGGAGGTTGACTTTCAATAAAGAGCACCGCTTTGCCTTTACTTTGTTTTTGGCACGTTGGCATTAAAAGCCTTCTTGTAAACTTCAATAATTTCAACAGTCAACAGTAAACTTGAAGCAGCAAGGGGCATAGTGCTTTTCATCTTAGCAGCAGTTTCAGTAAAACTAGAAATCATTTTGTCATAATTAACATTAACTCCCTTTACAAAATTTTTATCTACTTTGCTCATTAAGGCAACACCTTTTTAATATCAGCAGCATTTAATTTTTTGATTTCAGGCATACGGTTAAGCTCTTTCTTTAATTCCTTATCGCATGCTTCAAAATTATCCATATCAGATACTTCAATTGTAACAGTGCGATAAGGAGCAATGCCTAATACCATACCTTTTTTAGCTTTCATTTAAAACAATCCTCTTTATTTCATTTTTAGTTTGCTCATCTACATCTGCAAGCTCTAATTCAGCCAGAATGGCTTTATTGCACTCATCAAAACTATCTTTGTCAGTTGCAGCAATCCGCAACCTATTCACTGTTATTGCTTTTGCATATTTTGTCATTATTCTAACCTTTCTTTTAAAAGAGCTTCTAATAGAATAAGATAATTCACTGCATCTCCAATTTTTTCTTCAATAAGTTCAATATTTACTTCATTATAAACAGAGGGCGTATGAGATTTATCATACTCTTCTATTTTATCTACAATATCAAGAATAGAAATAATGTGCTTTGTCCACATACCAATCAAAGCCTTTTCTGGCGTGCATTGAAGCATCTGCCCTGCTCGCTTAAAGTTATGAAGCTTATCCTGCTCTGTTGAATACTCTTCACTTTTAGCTGCAAGCACACTCCGCATTAGTGCTATACGACATTTTAATAATGCATTAAATTTCTCTATATTCATACTAAACGATACCTTATTTGTGGCTACTGCTATTTAAAGCTTTGTTTTTACCCCCAATTCCCATTGTTTAATTGCTTTCTGCAATTCTCGCCTTACTCTTCTACGTTCATAAAGCACACAAACAGGTCTATTATTATTAATTCTAAATTCCTTAATAATACCCTGCTCTACTAAACGCTTACCTTCTGCTCTCAACGCTACAAGATTTCGACTTTTGGCTATAGGTCTAGTAATCTCTGTCTTATTTCCTTCTAAAAACTGCGTAGCATTTACAGTGCGAAAACTAAGACAATGCACACAACGGTCTACCCAATTAGAGTTGTATCTACTATCTTGTAATTTATGATTAGTATTATCTATTGTAATGCCACCGCATGTGTAACAATAGATTAAATCTCCCGCACTCATTGTCTCTGCCTCTGTTTCATCTTTATATCATCATCTCGGATTTGCCTATAAAGCCATTTAGCCACACGTATTCTTCCACTAAGCACGTAATCCTTCCAGCTTGGGCAAACAATAACAACAGCAAATTCGCCACACTTGTCGCATACATAAATGTCCTGGCTAATTTCTTTATATTCTGGCTTTGCCCCAAATCGTTTCACAGCTCGCTTATTCACTAAGAATTTTTTTGTCTCTACATGGTCAAACATCAGCCTACCTTTTTCCTTGCCATTACATGCAAGATGCGGTCTTGTTTCATACGGGTTATTATTCATATATCTCCCTCCAAATCTTTATAGATTTTTGTTTTATTTATTGCCTCACGCCTAATTCTACCTAAATGATATTTTGTAATTACACCAAAACAGTTTCTATCGGGCACAATCACTAATACTTGGTCTGGATGCAAATCTGTCAACATTCGTAATGAATTAAAACAATAATTACAATTTTTAATATCAATTTCAGCGTTTGGTAATTGTTTTTTTATTGCATACCACAACTTCATTTTCTCACCATACCTGAAAATCTACATAAACAATTATTTCTTCTTTTTTCTTCATTATTCCCACCAAGGCAGCCCTCCACGCCACTTTTTACGCATCACTTTACCTAATAAGTTAACTTGTTTTATAGCACAAATATTATCAAAGGTAATAGCAGCATCATAATTTATATATTTAGCTAATATACAATGTATATACTCATGTGAAACGCAGTTTTCAAACCAATGGTTAAAAGTTACGCCAGTAATTTTAGCTTCCTTAATTATTTTTGTGATATTCAAATTAATATATGTAAAACAATCTGTATATGCCTCGCTCAAACCAGGCTCAGGGTCATTTGAAATACCGACCATTCGTGTTTCAACATCAACAGAGCCTTTTTTAATTTGCCTCTCTTTAGCCTCTCTTGCCCATTTAACCGCAAGGTTATATCCGTTCTGAATCTGTTCCGCTTGCTTCTCTGCCTTTGTGCTTTTATTTTTTCGCAGCAAAATATGATTCTTGGCAATATTTTCATTTAGCGTTAATTTTTTTCTGTGCTTATTAAGATTAATTTGTTGTTTTTCTATTCGTAACCTGCTTTTTTTATCTTTGAGTGCTTGCTTAACAGCTTTTTGTCTATAAATAATATCATCTATTTCTTCAGGCAAAAAGCCAGAAATTTTAAAGAAGATGCCCGCTTGATTCCTATTCCCTATTCGTTTTTTCATGCACTTATTCCTCCCTTAAAGATTTAAGAAACTCCAATTCTGCTTTTACTGCAATTTTTAATTGTTTTAAATTTCGTTTTCTTTTAGCTCGACAAACATCAGGATAAGGTGTAAAGCCACAACCCTTTACCCCAGTTTTTAAAAAAACAGGGCATCCATGACAACAGGAAGAGGAAAGAGGCAAAAGATATTTTTTACAGAGCACACAATTTTCAGCTCCACGCTCTAAAGAAAACAAAATTCTTTCAACATCTATGCTCCATTTTCGTTTGTGCTTTAATGCGTCATACAAAGGCTGCCATTTCTCAATAATTGTTTTTTCTAATGCCTCTCTAGCTACTTGATTCATGCTCATTTAGTCACCGCCTATCATTGCCTTCACAGCTTGTATATGCTTACATTCCCCGCCATTATACTTAAATGAGGGGCAAGCACAACTAAAACTTTCATCTCTTCGTTTAATAATCTCGTAATACGTCAGCTTATTAGAACTACGCACAAGGAATTTCCAAGGCTCTAGCTCAACTATTTCAACTACTTTTTGTTCTGCTTTATTCATTTTTACACCCCTAAAGTTTTTCTACAGCATGCCTTTTACAAATATCGTTCACATATTTTTTAGGAATACGCTTTACCCAAGCTTGCAGCTTTTTGTCTGTTATCTCCATTCGTGCAATATGCCCCAATAGCTGCTTCACCAATCGCCCATCATCTTTTATATTAAACGAGCCGCACCACAAAGGGAAAACACTGAAATCCAAATCAGCATTCCGTAAATCAGCATAACGCAAATCAGCACTCCGTAAATCAGCATGACACAAATCAGCACTCCGTAAATCAGCATGACACAAATCAGCATAACGCAAATCAGCATGACACAAATCAGCATTCCGTAAATCAGCATGACACAAATCAGCATTCCGTAAATCAGCATGACACAAATCAGCATAACGCAAATCAGCATTCCGCAAATT